GTCTGGGTCTTTCCCATTACCTCAATTCTAGCGAACTGGGGTTAGGTGTCTAGCCGTGATACTCACCATTTTTGGCGTGGCTCGTCAACGGGTACTCCATGACCTGCCCGTTTACCGTGTGACCTAGATAACAGTCTGACCGAAAGGGGGTTTGTACCAAATGTCCGAAACAACAAAGGTTACTGGCTGGTATTCGATAGCCGTTTACAACGGCTGGTTAATCATTCCCTTGCCCCTTTGATTCTAGTATCCAACAAATCTTTCAAACGAGTATTAGCCTGTATCCCTACACCAACATAAGTAAAACCAGCAGCAATAGCAGCATTAGCGTCAAGTAGGTTTCGAGCATCTACAATTTTGCGTGAAGCCATCACCGCTCCTACTGCATGAAGGTCATACCCAACAAACTCAGACCATTCTGTGAGAATTACTAAACCTTCAGCACCTTTACACGCCTCGACAGGGTCTTTCACTGTATCCCACGGCAAATCTTTTGTGTCGGCTACTGGGTCATACGCCACAACTTCTGCACCCAACAAAATCATCTCTGTAATAACAGCAAACGCTGGACTTTCTCTCATGTCTGAAGTATCAGCCTTAAAAGAAAGACCCCACACAGCAATCTTCTTCCCTGCTAAATCTCCGACAATCCATTCTAAACGATTTACAATTTTCTTAGGCTGTTCATCATTTGACTTTACAGCAGCCCTTACAATTCTAAGTTCTATTTCATGGTCATGTGCAGTAGACAACAAAGCCATTGTGTCTTTTGGAAAACAAGAGCCACCCCAGCCAGCACTAGGGGAAAGGAACAACTCACCAATCCTGCGGTCACTACCAAAGCCCCTGCGAACGTCTCCGTAATCTGCCCCTATAGCGTCACACAATTCTGCAATCTCATTAGCGAATGAAATCTTTGTAGCCAAGAAACCATTAGCAGCATACTTACAAAGTTCTGCGCTAAGCGTAGACATAAGCATTATTGGGGCTTTGATACTACGGTACAACTTGGTGACAAACTCCCCTGCCTCTAAATTGTCAGCACCAATCACTATTCTGTCTGGTTTTAAGAAATCTTGTACGGCATTACCTTCACGCAGAAACTCTGGATTACTTACAACGGTTACATCTTTACGGTCAATTAAATTATTTAAGAAAGAGGCTGTACCAACAGGGCTAGTTGATTTATTTACAATAACAGCCCCTCTACGAAAGAACTTTTTATTTGAAAGAACAAAGTTTTCAAGGTATGAAATGTCGGCAGAACCATCTTCACCACGTGGTGTTGGAAGACATAAGATAACAATATCGGCATCTTTAAGAATGTCTGTAGCATCAATTACAAATCCTAATCTGCCTTGCATTACATTCTTGTACACTAATTCTGAAAGATTCTTTTCAAAGAATGGAATACGACCCTGTTGAATAGACAACACTTTTGATTTGTCACTCTCGACACAAATTACACTATTACCTAGTTCAGCAATACAGGCTGCGGTAGTTAAACCAACAAACCCTGCTCCTATAACAGCAACATTTAACATCTTTGAATCTACGCCAACCATTACTTTCCTCGGATTATTTTATAGACAGTTACCTCGGACATATTTATGGTCTCTGCTATCTCCCTATATGTAACGTTTTGTTTTCTTAATTCAAGAACTTTATTACGACGACCAATAGCAGTCTCAACAATTTCTTCTTGCAACTTTTTTATTTTATTGGTCTGGTCTTTTACGGAGAGCAACAATTCATCTTTGTTTTGATTTTCTAATAGGTCACTGTTCATACGCACACCCTACATCATTTCCACAACTGGGGTTAGTCACGCAACAACACCATTTACAGTTAATACAAGAGCATTACGACCACGCTGGGGTGCTTTGAAGGTGATTGACTGAAGATATGCAGGTGAGTCGTCAGGCATAACCTTTGCATCTACAAGACCGTCAATAGCAGCCTTTACAGCAGGATTACATGCAGCAACATCTTGGAGTCTGCCCCCTTTTTGGTACACCTCGACAATAATGTCACACTGCTTTAACGTAGGTATGTTTTGATTTCTTGCAAGGATACAAAAAGCATAACGCCAAGTCTTTACATTCTCTGCTCTCTGCCATCTGTTTCCTGCACGTTCACTGTTGGTCGTCCACGGACGTTGTTCAAGAGTTAACGTCCAAGTGTCAGACATAGTTTCCCTCATCATCAAGTACAACAAAAGCATTACGTATTAAGACTGGTTTCTCTTTTGGTATCTCGTACGAGTGTACAAGCCAACCATTTGTGTAACTAAGTTCTCTATTGGATTCAACGTAGCCGTGACAACCAGACGTACCTGAACCACAAATCATCATCAAATTACTAGGTTCATTCAAACTGGTATCCCTGCTCCCACCCATTTTTCTTGGCTTACGGTGGTGCAATGATACATAAGACGAACTGTTAAGAGGCTTATTACAGATTTCGCAAGTCCCACCGCCACGCATTACTACACTCATACGAACGAGAGGTGTAGCACCTGTGTATCTACGTGCCATTACACAGTCAGGGCTTTACGTGACGTACTGGACATTTCTAGTTGATTGCCTACAAGAGCAACACGGTCAAACCGAGTCACAAGTTCTTCATACGCACGCCAAAACTGCGAACGTGAAGTTTCTACATTGTCGCTCATACAAAGACTGCGCCAACCTAAGTGTTGAACTGTCTGAGATATAGCGTCGTGCGTAAACACTGGGTAACCATACGTCCCAGTCACTCTCATCTGCACCATGACTTCTCCCCACGCTTCAATCTTGCTCGGCGCAAGTGAACCTGACTGCTCTGCAACTTTACGTCGTATTGAGGCAATTGACAACCAACGGTCAGAAGTCATGAGCAACTCTTTAACTGCCTTCTCAACATCTTCTACAGACAAGTCTGCAAGAAGTTCTGCATAAACACTTACAGTTTCTTTTGTAAGTGGATATTGAGGATAAGCAACAGCACATAACGCTAGAATCTTGGCAGCCTCGACATTGTTCATTGTTCTGCACCTATCTGGTCTTGAAGATAATCACGGATAGCAGAGAAGCCACGCGGCTCATTCTGCTTTTGCTTACGCACTGCCTCAAGACGTAGTCGGTCAAAGTGCTCACGTAACTTTTGTGGGCTACGTACATTCATTGACCAGAAGTCATCCTGTGTTGCCCAAATGATAGCCCCTTGAATCTGCTCTGAAGTCCTGCCATCTATACGCATCATACGGTCAATAACCTTGAGCCATTCTTTTGTCACAGACGGACGCTTGAAACCATTACGTTCAATACAGTCTGCAAGTAAGTTACAAATCTCATTAGTGTCAGAATTATTAAATTGTGAACTCTCTGTTTCATTCTGGCTCTCGTTAATAATGGCTATGGTTAGTGTGTCGTTTTCTTCGCTAGGGGTAGGTACATTTTCTTCACCACGTGACCTGTCTTTATTTTCCCCACCATGCGAAGATTTTACGCTAGGGGGGATACTACAAACGGTATAAATGTTTGATGTGTAACCACCATCATCTTTGTAACGGCGTTCTTTCTCAAGAGCACCAAGTTCAAGTAGTTCTTTAATCGCTGAATCTACAGTCCTGTCAGAACAACGCATACGAGCAGCAAGTGTTTGTCTTGAAGGAAAACACATACCATCTCTGTCAGCATACCTACGAAGCACAGCGTACAAACGTATAGCAGCAGATGAAACGTCAGCATCTAGCACCCATTCAGGCACTATTGCAAAGTAGTAATCAGCAGAAGTTTTGTCAGTCATTCTTACTCCTGTCTGAAATGTGGGAAGCGAAACGTACTCCATAAAAGTCTTTGCGACACACCACGTAAATAAATTACAACAGTGTGTCGCAGAGAATTACTTTTAGTTTGGGGATTCTGCCAATTCTTCTTCTTCAATGTCACTTACAACATTTTCTTTTGTCACTGTTTCTTGTACAACATCTTGTACAACCTGCGGTGTGAGTTCAGCCTTCTTCTGAGTGTACAAAGATAACAACTCATTACGCTGTGATTCTGATAAGTCATAGTCACCAACAGAAGTTGCTACAGACTGTAAGAACTCAAGATTCTTTGCTAATTGCAAAGCAGAAACTAGAGACTGCCACACACTGTCACTCATTGGCTTTTTTTCTTTTACAACTTGTTGAGCACGCTGAACTTTCTGCATTTCCTCACGAGAGGGACGCTTGCCTTTTGTAGCAAAACCCAAATTGGCTAAAGCGCGTCCAATTGAACTGGTCTCACAATTCTCGCTTGCATTGGTTCTGTTCACGGGAGAACTGCCTTCAATCTCACTTGCGAAACCACGAACAGTAGGCATTGAATCTTCTCTATCTACAAAAACGTGAGTCCAACATTCCCACTGGTACTTACCATCATCACGCAGAACAAGAGTTGGTTTATCTGGAAGTATGCGCCCAGACGGATACGCTTCCCAGAAAGAACGAATACGATTTTCAACTGGCTCATAATCTGATAAATCAAATGACATTACAACTCCACATCTACGCTGATAGAAAGATTACCTTCTTCGATTGTAAGACCAGGAACAATCTCACCATCTTTTGTGACAACTTCTAAAACACTTGCATTTTGTACAACTAAGTCAGCATACGCTTCTTTTATTTTAGTTAGCGCAGGTTCTTCTTTGATTCTGATTAAGTCTGGAGCACTAGCCCTAGCCCAAGCAAGAAATATATCTGAATCAACAGCCCACTTGCGACTTGACTGCCTAGTAGAAATCTTACCGTGCGGTAACGTTACTGATTTACGAGCATCATCTGGATTGAGTCGAACTCTATGACCATAACCACACAAATGAGAAACAAAGTATTCGGCATCATTTTCAATTGTTTTGTTTACAGATTCTAGCCAAGCATTAACGCGAGCAATTTCCTCTGCGGCAATTCCCTCATTTACTTTTTGTTTTGCACGAAGCGAGCGCAACTTACGCATAGCCCAAGCAGCCTTTTGGTCATCATCTATAACAAACGCTTCACGTACTTCTTCTGTCTTGAAGTCATCTAAAGCGTCGTCGAGAGATTGTGGAAGTGACATTACATTCTCCTTTACGTTGTGGAGAGGCAATCATAACTGGGGTTAGTGACAAATGTACATAGCCTCTGAGATTAGGTGTCTCAACGCTTGACGATACAACACAGGACTGACAAGATACGAGCCTGTCAACGGGGAAGTGACAGCAGTAGACGCAGGGCAGGAAGACTCTCTTTTCTGCACCTGCGTCTATCTGTGTAGGTCTTACCCTGAACCAGTCTCTATTAGCCTTCCAAGCCCTCCAAATGGGCATTTGAGGTCTGGCTTACAACCTTCTTTTCTGCACTAAACTTTGGTCTTCCGAAACCAACGATAGCAACGGCTAGGTTGGGCTTGAGTTTATTACGGTTCTTTTTCTTATACGCACGAATCTTGAGGCAGACTTCACCGCCGTTACGCTGGTCTCCCTTTTTATCAGCACTCGTGTTTCCTTCTACACAGGTCACTGTCCCATCACCATTGTCTTTTACAACGATTCCAACATGACTAATACGGTCAACACCGTCTGAAGGGAAATCGAAGAACACTATATCGCCAGGTTGCGGCATACAGTCTTCTCCTTCAAACCAACGCTTAGACTTCTTGAAAGCGTCAGCACCAGCAGGTGTGTAAACACAATTAGGAAGAGTTACACCAGATTTTTTCCCACACCAGTTTACAAAGGCTCCGCACCACGCTTGATTAGCCTTTTGGTACTTAGTTTTATTTTCAGGTACGGATTCTTCTATGTAACCTACTTCAGCACTTGCAATCTCAATCAAACGCTCTGCTGTTCCTTGTTCAGGCATTATTCTTCACCACCACTTGATTTACCACCGATGTAGCCGCCAATGATTCCACTAAGACCAACGAGAGCATTTTGCACTAAAGCAATAACGTCAGGTTCAGTTCCAATAACTTCTCCTGTCTGAGCCTGTGCGGTAAGAATTACTACATACTCGCCAATAAGCACAAGACCAATAAACCCAATTACGCCCAGGGTTATGTAAAGCATTAACCTATCTTTTATTTTCACTTTTTTTCTCCTTTGAGTTGGATTTATTTTTTAACACTAGCCAGTCTTTTCTTTAATTGTGTCTGATATATGAAAGGGGCAGAAGTATAAACGTCGTTATCGGCAGCAATAGTAAGTGCTGTTTCTAGTGTTGCACCAGAGCACAAAGCCCCTATTGCATAATCAGAGCCAGAACCAACACCATAGAAACCCCTGCTATCTAAAGCGACAGACATATCATCTGCAATCTCGAATATCTGACCACCTACAGCGATTAGAAAAGCAAACTTTGTTTCACCATCACTGTCTGCTTCGTTCCACTTGTACTCATTATCTTTGAAACACGCTTTCAATGACGGCACTACTTTTGCAATCATAAAATGATAGAGGTCATCCACGTCAGAGGCTTTTGGTATAGGCGGTTGCCATATATGTTGGGCAATATCACAAGGCGCACATTCACCTGAACCAGCAATTAAATACAAAGAACGTTCTGTAATCTTTACCATCTGACGGTGTGACTGTCTACGTCCACCGCCACCAGTCACTTGACTGTCAGCACCCATTACAACTTTGTCTTTATATTGGACTGCAACAATCGTAGTCACATCTCTCCCTATGGTCGGAGAAAGCCTACGGCAAGGTTATTGGCTGGGCTGTACTGAACACCAACCCAACCACAACCTTTAATCTAGGACTTCTTTTTTACAGCAGCCTTCTTTGATGCGGTACTTATTTTCTCACTTACTTCAACAGCAGTTGATTCAACAATACGACCAAACGCTGGGTCTTTCTTATTAGCCCAACGCATTAACACTGGGATTAAAGCAGCCCACAAAGCATTGGATACATCTAACCACTGGCTAATACTGAAGGATAAAGGGCTTGCACCATTACCAACAATAGCAACCGCTGTGAATAGCGAACCTACAAGGCTACGACCATAAGACGCGAGTGCGGCTTTTGTTTTGTTATTCATTTGTACTCCTAACGTGCCAGAGTTTTTACAAGTTCATAAACGTCATCAAGTCTCTGGCTAATACCTGATTGACGTTCCTCAAGCCGTATAACCTTATCAGCAAGGCTTGAGCCACCATTGGGGCGCAACTCCTTTAATGTGTCTTCAATGGGAGAAAGACGCTCATCAAGCATACGCTCGAACGAACTCTGTTGAAATCTCTGTATGGGTTTCAAGATTATTTTGGCAACGAGAGCAATTACAGCAAGAAGAGCACCACAAAGTGTGCCTACAAATTGAGCATATTCGAGAGTAGTCATAGATAAATAATACACAACAAATGTTCTAAATAAGGTCTGGAAAGTACCTTACGCTAAATCTCCTAAAGCAAAAATATCGCCTTTATTTACTATTAAAACAACAATATCACCGACCAGTGGAACGTAAGACTGTAAGTGACGAATGTTAGAAATAGCAGTAGATGACCCTGAAATCTTTACGCTAATTGTGGCAGGTGATGTTGTTTTTGCTGTCACTTCACCAAAACGTACAGCAAATCTTACATTCTGGTCAACAATGTTTGCTAAAGAATGTCCTATCTCCATTACGCACCCACAATCACTTCTTCGCCCTCGGCAACAACTCTTACAGTTCTTGCAGTAATGCTCATTGTATCTTTTGGGTCAAGAGGCAAATCTATTTTGTCAATAATCACCAAACGGTCAACCTTTGCTCCTATTGCGCTTACATAAACAACGTCATTTACATCTAGTGAAGGGTCTGGGATACATTCCCAAGAGATAGTTTCTTGAGCACCAATGTACTTATTTAGAAGTGCAGCGGCAGCACGGACAGCCTCATCTTCAGTAGACAACAGGCTGGTCTCTACAAACGTAGGCACTTGACCGAACTTACCAAAACGATAGGTAGGGCTAGTTGAATCTTCGTCCCACGCTTCTACTCTGATTGGGGTTGCGACGTCTGTTCCTTCGATTGTGTATACAACACCGTTGAAAGTTTCCTTAGTTGATATTGAACGGTCAATAGACGTGATAGTTGTACCAGCACCTTCGATAAATGTACTAACAACAACAGACCCATCAAGAGACGGAAACTGTCCCATTTCAACGACGCCATTAGCGTTAAAAAATAAATCAAAGCCAACCAACTCACATAACTCAACGGCATCTTTCCACGGGTCATTATCATTCTCACTCCCTAATACAACTTGGTTAATTGTTACATTTGTTGTCGGAAACGCTGTTTGTACATCAGGGTATCTGCTCTTTAGTAATGCTGTTATTGCAGTTTCAAGACTTGCATTTTCTACTTGATAAGGCTCTATCCACTTAGCACGGCTGATTATTAAAGAACGGTCAGAACCAGTAAGTGACAAAGTTACACCGTCATTATTGTCTTTTACGGAAACTTCAGTAATTACAAACACCCCAAGCGGCACGTATTCTTCTGTGCCATCATCAAACAAGATACCTCTGTACAGACGAAGTTCATTTCCAAAAGGCGTGATGACGTCAAAGTCATTGTTAGGTACAAGGTTTGTGCTTGTGCGGTTTGTAACTATTTCAATCTCACACTCACGACGGCTTGCCATTGAAGAATCTACGCCAACATTACCTGCCTGAATGTTTACAACCTGCAACAACTGGTCTGAAGTCCATACTTCAGCCTTTGCGATTGAGGTGTGACTTTGTTTTACAGACGTCTTAAACGAACCGCTAGACGCATACATTAAGCATCAACCTCTACGTAAGCGGCTTCGATATTTCTATGAATCACGCCACTTACAGTTTCAGCAACCCAAGTACGGTCAGTAATACGCACATATTTCTGATTACCAAGAGGGTCTTGCACCAACAAAGTACCTTGATGCGTTAACACTAAGTAGAAGTCGTCCCACTCGGTCTCAGTGATTGTTTTAATGTTATAGATACCGTCTTCACCTTGCAGTGGGCCAGCAACAACGATAGGACGTGTAGCACCGAGTGGTCGGAAGATGATATTGGGTTCTTCAATAGTTACATCAAGGTCAGCAAGCACTCTTACGCTTCCTAGATTGTAGTCTGGCTCTTCGATAACTTTGAACCACCAAGTCTCATCATTTGTAACTAAAACCTGTTGAACAGTACCCCAAGCAGAAGGAAACTCATTTGAAGAAGCATCTACACCAACTGACCTACAACGGTAATAAGCAACAGTGCTACGGGGTGCTTCATAGTCAACAGCAGTACCAACGTGGGTAGCACTAGGAATAATACGCTCACCATTACGAATTTCTGAATAAATTACACCATCATCATCTGAACGGTGAACATCAAAATACTGACTGGTATAACCAGTAGGAGCAGCACCAGTTAAGGTGAAAGTTGCTTTACCTAGATTACTGTCCCAAGCAACAACCATTGTTGGAACGGTGGTAGGAGTAAAACTAAGTACAAATCCGCTAAAAGCATAATCAGACCAGAAAGGCTGACCATTAACACTCTTTGCAGTCCGAACGTATACACGATAAGTACCCACATTAAGAAGTTCACCAATTACAGCAGCATTATCTGTACTGCCAATCTCACCTGAATTATAGGTTGCAGTAGAAGTAAGAGCCGAGAATCCACCTGCACCATATTGTGCAGCAGTAAACACCTTAAATTGATAGTAAGCCTGTGTTTCACCGTCGGTATCAGCAAACGCCCAAGTTACATCAGGAGCAGCACTATTTGTAATTGTTCCAGTAGGAGCAGAAACAGTGACAGTTGGCTGCGCTGCTATATCTACATCAATGTACAGTTCGTACAAATTGGCACGGTCACTGCTGTCATTGTATTCAGTCACCTTTGCTCTTAAACCATTGATAGAGGCTTGAGACCAGTCAGCACCATCTGGAGATGAAGTCCACCAAGCACTCACAAATGTAGTGATTGTATTTAAGCCTCGAATAGCAAAAGCAGAATGATAGTAGTTCTCATTATCAACACGTGAACCGAGATACAGATTTATTTTTCCTGCGGCTGTTGTTGTTACAACACGACCACGAATACGAACACGCTTCACACGCTGAGAGGCACTTATGGTTGTCGTTCCAAAATCAAAAACAATTGAGGCTTGACCTGTTACAGCAGAGGATTTTGTAATAAACGTGCTGTCTGAGTTATCAGATACAGCGGCATTTGTGGTTGCTGAGCCACCAGTAATTGTGTACGAGGAAGCACCAGACGCTACACCATTAGGTCGTACAGTTGTAATAGCCATTATCCTTTTTTCATTCCTCTTGCTTTATCTATTGCATTGGCAATTGAAGTTGACGTTACAGTCTTTGATACAGGCTTTGTTGTATTTATTGTAACGCTTGCAGTAGTTGATTTGACAGGTACACCCTGTGAGTTTGTC